AACTTCTACAAGGCCGCCTATACCGCGGGCTTCAAGGAGCACGTCCAAGGCTTCCGCTTCATCTGCGTCGAGAAGGAAACCCTCCAGACCGCCGTCTACGAGCTCGGCCCCGACCTGATGGCCTACGGCTACAGCGACTTCATCAAGGCCGTCGAGACCTACAAGGCTTGCCTCGCGTCGAACGACTGGCCCGGTTACTCCCAGGAGATCCAGACGCTCGACCTGAACAAGGCGCCGAGCGACGCCCCCGCCCCCATCACCTTCGCCTAATACCAATATGACCCAACCCGCAAACGACCGCACCCCGCTGAAGACCATCGAGCAGTCCGGCAACTACCGCCTGAAGCTCATCGCCCCCAAGTTCGAGAAGGTGAAGACGTGGGAGGACGGCACCGTGTCCGCCCGCATCTTCTTCGTCGACGTCGAAGGCAACTGCCTGTCGAAGAACTACTCCGCCAAGTACGGCAAGGCCCTCGCCATGCTCGTCGGCAAGTTCTCCGGCAAGTACACCGCCGAGCTGCGCCTCGACGCCACGCCCGCCGAGTTCCTGGAGTACCTCAAGCCCGCCGCGGGCCAGACCATCGACGTCGCCGTGACCGTCGAGCCGAACGGCGAATGGCAGGGCAAGCCCCAGTTCAAATACAAACTCGGCTTCGCCAAGGGCTCCACGAAGGCCAGCCCCGCCCCCGAATCCAACATGGAGGCCCCGCCGTTCTAATGAACCGGGACTTCATCGCCGAGGCCCGCCAGGGCGACCGCCAGACCCGCACCCTGATCTGCCTCGAGGCCCTCCGCACCGACCCGACGGTCAAACACCGGCACCTCCGCAAGGCGCTCAAGGTCTCGGGCCGCCAGTTCCGCAAGGCGCTGCGCCTCTCCCGCGTCCTCCGCCAATATGACGCAACCGCCTCATGAGCATCCAAGAAGGCCGCCCCACCCTCGTCCTGATCGCGGGCTTCTCCAGGGCCGGGAAGGACACTCTCGCCAACGGGCTCCTCGAGTGGTCTGAGCGCCGCGCGTCGAAGGTCAACTTCGCCGACCCCCTGAAGGAATGCGCGAACGCCATGCTCTCCTATCTGCACCTCGAGGGCGACTTCTTCAACGAGGAGTTCAAGGTCAAGCACCGTGACTTCCTCGTCTCGACCGGGCAGTTCGCCCGCTCGTTGAACCAAGACGTCTTCGCCGAGCACCTCGCCCGTTACCTCCCCTTCGTCTCCGCCGATGGCCTCCCCCACGAGACCGTCGTCTGCTCGGATTGGCGCTACCTGAACGAGTACAAGGTCGTCAGCCGCATCATGGACGAATACAACTGGAACCTCCGCACCGTCCACATCTCGACCGCCGGCATACTCCCCGCGAACGACGAAGAGGCTTGGTCGCTGATGGATCTCCGGGCCGAGGTCGACTTCGACGTCGAGCTCTGCTTCAAGCCGAACAGCCGCAACGACATCATGGCGGAGGGGCGCCGCATGGCCCGGGCGTGGAAACTCTGACCCGCGAACAAGCCGCTTGGGCCGTCGGCATGGGGTTGACCATCGAGCGGGCCGCTTGGCTGCTCCAATGCCCGAAGCATACCGTCGGCAGCCTACGCGAGGAGACGCCCTTCGCCAAGCCGACCAATCCTGACTGCTACCTGTCCCGCATCAACGGCGTCCTGTATTTCCGCATCAACCGCCGCCGCGTCGCCCTCTGGGAACGTGCGCCCCAGGACATCGCCCAAGCCCGGGCATACCGCGACCGCCGTCTCGTCGAGCTCGGGCTGATGAAGGGAGCCGCGTCGTGAGTTATTACGAAAGCCGCATCAAAGCCCTAGAAGCCCGCATCGAAGAGATGGCGCAGCTAGAACGCATGAAGGCAGTTAAGGTCGAGGCGCAACTGATGGTTAGCATCGGCGAACTACAAGTTGAGAACACCCGCCTCAAATCCGAGGTGGAGCGGCTGACCATGGCGGGGAATGCGATGGCTAGCCAACTTTATGCTTTCGGTTATGATACTGCTTGGGATTTCTGGAACGCCGCAAAGAAGGGAGCCCAAAAGTGAGCGAACCCATCCGCTTCGTCTTCGCGTCAGACTCCCATGGCGACATGGCCGACCCAGAGGCCCTCTCCGCCCTCTGGGAGTTCTGCAAGGACTACAAGCCCTCCGTCCGCATCGCCGGTGGCGATCACTTCGACTTCCGCGCCTTGCGCCGTGGCGTCGGCACCTCTGACGCGGAAAGCGGCGAGTCCCTCAAGGCCGACCTCGAGGCCGGCATGGACTTCCTCAAGCGCTTCCGCCCCACCGTCTACCTCTGGGGCAATCACGAGCACCGCCTCGACAACCTGATCGCGTCGTCGAGCTCAGCCCTTGTCCGCGACTACTGCCAGGACATCAAGGACACCATCAACCGCACGGCTCGCCAAGCGGGCACCAAGGTCATCCTGCCCTACCACGCCGACCTCGGCGTCTACCGCCTTGGCAAGATGGCCTTCGTCCACGGCTACGCCCACGGCGAGAACGCTACCGTCAAGCAAGGCCTCCACTACGCCGTCCACGGCGGCGGCCTAGTCCACGGCCACACGCACACCCTCGCCAGCATCGCCCTGACCCAACACGGCAGCGGGAACGCCTTCAGCGCCGGATGCCTATGCCAGAAGGAAGCAATGGGCTACGCCTCCCACCGCCTCGCCACCGCCCGCTGGGGCTCGGGCTTCGTGGCCGGATGGGTCGACGGCAACGACTGGAAGGCTTGGCTCGTCCACAAGGTCGGCAAGCGCTGGGTCTGGCAGACCGGCCTCCGTCACTTCACCCCCCGCACCAAATGAGCCAAGGCACCAGCGTCGTCGCCAACCACCGCGTCAGGGACGACATCCTTGACGCCATCGTCTCCGAGATCCAGAAGCAGGCCGAGAAGGCTCCTCCGGGCTTCCACCCCATCGACTATTGGGAAAAGCGCTGGAAGTGCAAACGCTCCTGCGCCAAGCGCTACCTCGGCGAAGGCGTCAAGGCCGGCATCCTGGAGCGCATCGAGCTGCGCCGCTATACGGGCAAGTACGTCCGCCGCGCGCCCTACTACGGCCCCAAGCGTAAGGCCTCCAAAAAGCAAAGGTCTTGACGCAAGGGTAGGGGAAGGTCATTCCCACCCTCCCCCACATGAACCTTTCCACCAATTCCGACGTCGAGCGGTTCCTCCTCGGCGCCGTCATCCGCGACAACCGCCCGCTCCCGCCGACGCTCGCCCCCGAAGACTTCGGCGAGCCTTGGCTGCAGGACGTCGCCTACGCCATCAATGCCCTCAAGGTCGACGGCACCGATCTGGACGAACTGACCGTCCTCGACGCCCTGACCAAGGCCGGGTCGCCCGTCACCCGCGAGGCCGTCAACGGCCTGACCAACGACGTCGGCTTCTCCGCCTACAACGCCGCATGGGCCGAGCAGGTCGCCAGCGCCGCGTCCCTGCGTAGAATAGCCGCCCTCAATCTACGCATCGCCAAGGCCGTCGCCGACCCGGGCACCGACCCCGCCGCCCTCGCGGCCTACGCCGAACAGCAACTCAAGGCCCTCGCGGGCAAACCTAAGGACGCCCCCGAGGACAAGACGACCGAGTACTTCGACCTCGACGCCATGCTCAACTTCGACCCCGCCGCCGACCCGACCGTCCTCATCGGCGCCGAACGTCGCTGGATTTGCCAAGGCTACCCGTTCCAGATCGTCGGCTTCTCGGGCACCGGCAAGTCATCCCTCGCCGTCCACCTCGCCGTCCATTGGGCCCTGGGCAAGTCCCCCTTCGGCCTCAAGCCCGTCCGTGCGCTGAAGGTGCTCGTCGTCCAAGGGGAGAACGACATCGGCGACGCCAGCGAGTCCCTGATGGGCGCAGCCGAGAAGCTAATCGAACCCGAGAAGGCACTCCTCCGACAGAACCTCATCTTCGTCCGCCAGTCCAGCAAGGTCGGTTTCGAGTTCGTCGCCTACCTCGGCGACATGATCCGCAAACACGGCATCGACCTCGTCATCGTCGACCCCCTGCTCTCCTACGCCGGCTTCGACATTGCCGATCAGGCCGCCACCTCCGCCTTCCTCCGCGGCCCGGGCGGCGTCCATGAGATGCTCCAGCAGACCAAGGCCGCCCTGTTGTATATGCATCACACGACCAAGCCCAAGTCAGCCGACGACCTGGACACGATGACGCCCCAGCAACTCGCCTACCTCGGGGCCGGTTGCGCCGAGTGGGTCAACTTCGCCCGCGACTCGGGCTTCCTCTTCCGCACCGCCGCCACCGCCAACGGTCGCCCTGTCTACAAGTTCGGCTTCTCGAAGCGCCAGTTCCGGGCAGGCCTACAGAACGCCCTAGGTCAGCCCGCCTACTCCGGGCACGTCCTCCTCCAACACGCCGAGGGCGGTCGAGTCCGTTGGGAGTACGCCGCGGCGACCGAGGACGCCCAGCCAGACCCCAATCCTAGCCCCGCCAAGGGCTCTGGGAGGCGTTTTGTCTGATAGGGGGCTACCACCCCCGCCTCCCTGCCCCATACCCCCCTTAAATCGCCTTCCCTTACCCTGTGACACTCCTACTGACATTCCTACTGACACTC